CACCGCGGTCTTCGTGACGTTGCATGCTGAGTGTTTTGCCAGGATCCACTGTGAGTTCTTTGAGCTTGACCTGTGAGTTAGGTTCGTGTAGCACACGATAGTAGCCCCAGGCACGTTCCGTCTTGGGTGCTCGCCATTCTTCCAAGATCCAGCTACTGGAATTGGCTTTGTCGTATCCACCCACTCCAAACACAAACTTAAGATTGGAGTCTACAACATCCATTTCTGGAATATTTTTATCTGTGCGATCCCCGCCATTGGCAAATATTAACTCTGCTGTGGGGTAATGGGCCCTGACTTGCTGTATGAAGTGTTTGGCTGATCCATCGTCATCGTTGAATGTATAAACTTCATCTACCATTGCAAGATTGTTTATAACACATAACCGTTCATTCCACGGCATGAATGCTCGGCCTTTTTTACGCTCAAGCCATTCGTCGGAGTTCAATCCAACTATGAGAATGTCGCCTAGGGTTTTGGCTGCTTTGAAATACGCGATGTGGCCTGAATGTATGGGATCAAACCCACCTGTGACTAATACGATTTTATTCATGTGCATATTTATAATAGGCACATATTACGGTTGCTGTATTACTGATGTCCCATCCAGGATAGGCTTTTATCAATCCATGGTAATACAAGATCATGCTGTCGTAAGTAGCCATATTTGTTGATTGATTCTTCAGCAGAAGCAGGCAACAAGCCTTTTTCTGCCAGGCTGTACCAGGATGAATTTCTAGGATCGCTGGGTTCTTGATCGCTTTTGTACACTATAGCATGTAACCAAGGATCGTTTGGCTGTTTTTTAAAGAAGCCCGAACGGCAGTCCCACCCTGAGACCGCCAACATGTGTATCAAGCTGACCATGGTGTGATTGTAATAACAACCAGACTGTTGATCAAATGCCTGTCGATTGAATTCCATATTGGTAGTCTGTGGCACGATCAATACAAACATACCATTTTGAGCACATAGGCCTCTCCAATTTTTTAAAACCTGTAAAGGATTGGTCATGTACTGGAAAGTGTCATGGCACCATACTATATCAAAAGGACGTTTGGTTTGAGTTATGGTTTCTAAGTCACTGCGCTGATATGCTATCTTAAGCTCTCTTGCTTCTCGTCCAATACCGTCAATTTGATCTATGCCCACGCACTGTATGTTCAACGGGATAGGATCATCATCTCTAGTGGTACGATTGGCCCACCATTGTAAATCTAAAGCATCTGAGCCGCAACCAAGATCTACAACACGACCAACACTTTCCATAAAATCGTCATGTTCGTATAGATCATTGAGCGTTCTTAAACTATGCTCATGACTGTCCTGAGAATTTTTAAAAGTTGCCATAAATCAATTCGTCCAATTTTTCTGTGTGTTGGCTAATAGCTGTTGTATGTATCTCTTTTATCAACTCAGCATTATTTTGAAGGCGATGCCAATGTTGCTTCCTCAATTCCACTAAATCTAAATTACAAACTTGTCTAGCCAACAATATTACCTGTGTCATTCTTACCCAAGGATCTTGAATTTGATCATAGCTGTGATTTTGAAACACATCATCAAACACATCAAATCCCATGTTTCTTACTTGATCAACTAGGCCAGGAACTGCATACCACAATGGAAACTGATACCAAGCCATGGCTTTAAATGTTTTTTCTGTGATAAAAATACTGCGCCATGTATTAGGATCAAGTTGACTAGAGCTTTCCACTACAAGATTCACAGGTGCTCTATAAAAGAAGTCATGATCTATTCTGTGCTGAAAAACTTGATCCGCCATTGGGCGATCCACAATCATAGGATACGGTTGTGGCCAGACGAGCTTTTTAATATCATCGCTGGGCTCAACCCCATTGGTCCCAAAAGTCATTATAAGTTCATCTTTGTGAAACTTGGATAATAATCTCTTTGCTATATTACCTCGAGATATACTTGGTCTACGCATGAGACATACTAACTTGTGTGTGATCTCTAGCTCTTCCCAGTTGACATGATAGTGCTCTAAATGCATAAACCAGTTGCCGTTGTATATCAACCGCGTGGGTAAGCAAATTGCTGGATATGGCAATTGACTTGTATCCACCACCGAACTAAACGCCACACGAAACTGTGATGGCAATAGCCCTTGGGAAGTCAAAAACACAAACAGATGATTGATATCACTGTGATCAATGCCTTCGGGTTTTAAGTCAATGACCCAGGTGTACTTTTTAATATCATCAACAGTCAATCCTAACATTGTTAGATCATTGATGACTGTTTCGTTGATGTCTGTTGATCGCAGGATTTCTGATGGTAGATCTCTCCATGCGTCGTAAAAAATAAAATTGTCCTGCAGTCTTGCACGATGCATGTTAAACTTGTATGTCTTCCATGCCTGCTGTACGCAGCCGAACTATATGGCCCATCTGCCATTGTTTGGTATCAAGGCCCTTCATTATGCCCAGCCACTTATTACGCAGTAACGCAACTTCGTTGATAATGGTTTCAAAGTCTATGACTTCGTCTTCGCCATCCACATACTTTTCGGCATCTCTTGACGTTAAAGCACGGGCATAGCCTTCTAGATACTTTTGAAAATGACGTCTACGGATCTTGCGTAGTTGGATATTGAGATAGTTCAGTATGGCTTCTATCTCTTGTAGTTGATTAAATCGATGTTCGGTGATACCGGGAAGCTCTTTGATGTTGTGTTCTACCATGCCACCAATTCGGCATTCTCGTCGAGCTCCATCCAGCTCACGTTCATAGTGTGCTATGAAATCGGGTATCGCTCCTAGATTTGCTACTACTCGACTATACCACATACTGTCCTTTTTCTAATTTGAAAAATAGTTGTTTCATCAATACTCGTCGTCGTATTCGTCTTCTTCCTCTTCCTCAAGCTCTTCTTCTTCTTTGAGATAGTCGGCCAATGCACGTTTGATATCCCCATCCCCTTTGAAAACAGATTTGATTTCATCAGCGTCAACATCATTGTCGATGAGAATGGCAACTATTGTTTCTGCGGCTTCGTTACGATCTACTGAATTGATATAGCGTTTTAATTCAATCCATGTTTCTTTTACTAATTCTACCGACATCATGACTCCTTATTATTTTACTGTTAAATTTTGAGCAAGGGATTTCGATCAAACCACTGTTTTGTTGTTTCATAATCAGCATTGAAATGAATACTCAGTGCCCATCGATCTCCGTTATTTTTTATACCGTGTGGTACATGTGCGTTTAAAATTACAGAGGTATTTATAATGCTAGGATAAACTTCTTCGTAGCCCGACTCATCTTGGATCCATGTATATGCATCAGGGTCGGTATTATAAAAAATATAATTCAACGCCGACGGAGTGGTCTTTTGATCAATATGTACTCCGGCGTCGCCAGAAAGATAACTGATGTCTCCGTGGTCCGGCCCAAGATCTTTGAGAACATTAAGTAGCAAAGGCAACCATGGCATAGTGTTTCGAATTAGTTGACTCGAAATTCTATACCACGATTCGCTCAACCGATGATCGCTGATGTTACCTAGCTGTCCTAGATCATAATGATCACTGTATCCAAACTCTGTGCTTTGTTCCACAGAATCTTTTAAAGATAACACTTTGCGAGTAACATCCATGGTCTTTGTCCAATCATGTTGGATTTGAATATCAACCATTTGGTGGTACTGAGGCATCCGTTATTCCTCCGTGGCTGTATCTTCAGTACTTACTGTTTCCTTCTGATTTGCAAAGTCAGCCATGACCTTGTCCAAACAACCTTCTTCGTTTGACTCCCAGGCCTTGCGGAACTGTTTGATGATCTCACCATCCGAAGTAACAAACATCAGTCGGTTACCATCTTTCTTTAACAGGCCTTTCTTTTCGGCCAAGTCTACAAGACCGCTGTAGGGATTCATGCCTGTTTCATAAGGAATCTTGACCTGCACACCTTCAAAGGGTTTGGCATAGCGTGTTTTCATTACCTTACAGCCAGCACGGATACCCATGACTTCTGAAATCTTGTTGCCATCTTCATCTTCTTTGAGCTTCATCTTTTTCATAGCAACAACAATTGAGCTTGCATAGATAAAGCCTTGTCCACCG